ACTTGATGTCGGCCAGAGCCTCCATCGCAGGTGACCGCCCATAAATCTCACGCGGGCCGGTGACATACCGACCCACCGCATACGGCATCGAGCGATAGCCCGACTCTGCCAGCAGCGCATCACCCTGACGGGCGACATAGCGCGACATGAACTGCATCCCATCGGGACCGGCCTTGCCCGACTTATACCCGTCGTTCGGCTTGACGCAGTGGATGAACTCGAACATGTCGTTCGCTTTCGCATCTCCCGCAGCCTTGATGCCTCGCGGGAGCTTGTCAGCCCAGCCCGGCACCTGCATCGCCTGCCGCGCCGTCAACTGGAAACAGCGGTACACCGTGTCCACCCGACCCGTATGGTCGAGGTCGATGACAATCTCGGAGAGCGGGATGGCGCGGTACCGCAAGGTCACGCCTGGGATCTCGTCGATGAACAGCGTCGAGGTGCCGAACGCACCGAGGCTCATGTAGCACTCGAACACCTGCGAGGCGAAGTTTGCAGTCGGCGCATACCGCTGCCGGAACAAAATGTCTCGCAGGGCATCGCACCACCGCTGCACCGCCACATTCTCATCGAGCTCGGGGATGCCGGTATGCAATCCGTGCCACATCTGCGTTGCTGGTGTCAGCATCGAGTCCATCGCGGCAGAGAATCGGGGCAAGGCTCGCTGCGCCGTCGAGTCGAATATCTTCTCCGACCGCTTCTCGCCAGGTGTGCGCTGGCCGGTCATCTCGGCCATCGACGGCCAGACGCGCTCGGCAACTTCCTGCCAATGGTTCTCCCAAGTGCCACGAGCGCCCTTCAGCCGGTCGTAGCCTTGCAGCACATCCATTGCGCGTGAGTCAGCCATTGGTTATTCCCACAGCAAGAAGTAGCCGTTCTCGAGCGTCAGGTTGTCACCGTTCTCGGCCACGAGATTGCCAACAGGCTGATCGTCGCCGGTACCATCACGCCGCAGCGTCCGGTCGGCGGTACGCTCCTGACTTCGCGGCCATGTGCGCATCAGAAGTTCGGGCTCGGGATGCGCAACGCCATGGCATAGACAGCGGTCGCGGTCGCAATGTTGCAGCGAATCTCACCCGCACCCAGCTCGAAGATGCCACCACCAGCCGCAGTCAGCGTCACATCTGCACCCACATCCTGCGCGGTGCCGTTCGGCCCCTTGCACTGCAGCTTGACCGTGCCGCCACCGAAGGTCGCCTCAACACGGAACTCGCCACGACCACCCGGCCATGCGAACCACGCGCCAGTCGCGCTGGCGTTCGATACGAGAACAATGCCTGTCGCCATGTCTGTCTCCGATTAGGCCGCTACGGCCTTGATGACTGCGAAAGAAAGGACCACGGCCTCCGAGAGGTTGCCGCTGGTCTGACAGTTGAACAGGGTGATGGAGCACGACCCAGCCGCCACAGCGCCTGCGCTCACCAGATACGCACCAGCAGTGCCGCCCGACTTCACGCATACGGCCACCACATCGGTCGCCTCGATGGCGCTGTTCGTCAGCGTGAATGCGACAGGGGTCTGGTGCGCCAAAGTCGCACTGTCCATCGTGATGGTACCGCAGACCTTGTTAAGCGTGACGCCCGTGCTCTTGCTCGTCGCTTGCGTAACCACGCCGCCAGCGCCGGTCGCGTAACCCACCCCGCCAGAAGCCGAGGTGGACTTGACCGAACTCGCCGCCGTCACAGCACCGGCCTTGGTCACTTGGAACCTGGCAGCACCGCCCACCAACAGGTTGAGCAGCATCGACCCGGCAGCACTGGCCGTGTCGGTGACATCGAGCTTGATGGCCGAGAAGGTTGTCGCAACGTTGTTCCAGACGTTCACCAAGTCGCCCACCGCAGCACCGGCCAATGCCTTCGCCGTGACCTTCTTGGTCTCGCCTGCGCCAACATCGACGATCGGCAAGACATCGACCGGCGAGTCGAGGTCACCCTGCGCTAGCGAGCTGAACTGCGTGATCTTCTTCGTCGCCATTACATGCCGCCGCCCAGCAGTCGGGTCGTAGCGACGCCGCCCATCTGCTGGGTCTCAGGCGTGGACATCATTGTGGCAGCACGCCCGCGCCGCCGACGCAGCCGGGTGGACTCAATCTCGCGCTGCTTTGCCACATCGATCTCGGGAGCAGGCGGGGGCGGCTCGATCTTCGGCATCTTGGGCTTGAACAGACCGGACATGACGCACCTCGTGGCAGACTTTGGCGCGAGTCTAGCCGAACACTGAGTAATCTGCTACAGCCACCCCCGGACCAGCCCGCCGCACCGTCCCACGGAACGGCCTGCGACCCTTGGCGAGATACCGCAGAGCATCGGCGTAGTGACTCGTCCAGTCGTGGAGTGGCCTGTCCTTGAACCGCTGCAGCCGGTCGTCGTATTCGCGCCGGTACTGCCGGACGGCATCCATCGCCCGGGTCATGCGAGCCGCTGCGTCCTCGGCACTCTCACCGGGGAACGGGTCGGGTGCCTTGTTCCACTCGACCACCGGCAGCATCTGACGCACCGCCTGGATGCCATCGTCCACCGAGTCAGCCTCCAGCACCCGAGGCTTGAGACCGTACCCCGCCGCTGTCTCGAGCCGGGACTTGCCAGACCCCCACTCCTTCACCGCGCCGTCGTGCGGCCAGATGTGATCGGCATACACATAGTCCATGGCGAGGAGCTTCTTCGCGTACCACTCGAGCCCGACGCCCGACCCCTCGAGGACGTTGATGATGCGCACCTTGTGGCCGACGAGCTGGTAGAACCAGATGACCGTCGAATCGCCGATGCCGATGTCCCACGCCGTGCCGACCGGCTGGCCGACGATATGCGGGAACTCGCCAGATCTGCCGCCCTGCTCCGCCTTGAGGATGGCATCGCCGTAGTACGCGCCGGGAATGTCCGCATCGAAGTCGCAGTAATACTCCTGCCGGATGATGGCCTCGGCTTCCTTGTCGCCGCGCTCGACCCGCAGCTCCTTGCGCTCGCGATCGATGGTCGCCTTCGGGATGGCCTTCGTGTCCTCGACCGTCAGCACCTGACCGAACCACGCCGGGTCCTTGCGGGCGTAGTCCACCAGACGGGCAAAGTGATTCCGCCCACGCGGGGTCGAGATGAATATCGCCCAGCCGTTGTTTTCGGCAAGGATGGGACGCAGGAACGCCCACGCATTCGGGTCGGCGAGGGCGTACTCGGAGAACACGACGCCCATGGGCGGCGAGCCGATCAGGCTGTTGTAGTTGTCCGACCCCACGACCTGCCACGTCGAGCCGTTCTTGAACCGGATGAACATGTCCTGCTCGCGGGTCGTCTCGCGCAGCTCGAGCGGGAAGGCAGCATCGATGCGCCGCCGCCCGGTGTGCGGGTCCACCGCGTCCCAGATGGCCTTCCTGGACTGGTTCGCCTGCGGGAGCATGTGCCAGATACCGCCCACCCGCGTCATGGCAGACACAGCCGCCCAGTGCAGGGAGATGTCGTCCTTGCCGGAACGGCGGTGCCACGCCAAGGCGAGACGCTTGCAGCCCTTCTCCAGAGCGCCCCACGCCTCCAACTGGTAGGGGCGGGGGGACCAGCCGTTAGCCGGAAGGCTTATCGGCATCGGTGAACCGCACGACATTGACCGTCAGGCCGACGTTACCCGAGTGCTCGACCTCGGCCTTGTCCCCGTACCGCTTGGGCAGGAACTTGGAGGCGAACCACTTGCGGGCGTCGAGCTCGACCCGGGCCTGCTGGGCGTCGATGACCCCGTTCCGCATGTCCTCGATGACCTGCTCGGCCTTCTCGACCTGATCCTGCGCGAGGGCTTCCAATGCGCGCGCGTAACTGTCACCAGCCGTGACCTTCAGCGCCGCTGCTCGGAAGGTTGCCCGATTGATGCCGACCTGTAGACAGGCGGCGTTCTCAGACATGCCGTCCTCGACGAGCGCGAGGACTGCCTTGACCTGTTCTGACCTGTCCGGCATCACTTAGCCATCAGGCGGCGGGCGGCGGCACCCTTCCCGGCGCTCTTGGCCGAGCGGCGGGCGGTCTCGAGGGCGATGGCGACGGCCTGCTTCTGCGGGCGTCCGGCGCGGACCTCGGTCGAGATGTTGCGGCTGATGGTCTTCTGGCTGTAGCCCTGCTTGAGCGGCATGGTCACTTCCCCTTGTTGCGGTTGCTGATCGCCTTGGCCTTCGCCTTGGCGTCTTCCTTCGAGCTCGCGCCCCATGCCTTCAAGGCGAGGGCGAGGCGGGTCGGCTTGCCGTCCTTCCCGACCATCGGGCCGGGCATGTTCCCCATCCGGGCGAGGAAGGAGGCGCGGCGGGGGTTGTCGCCGGACTTGACCGGGGCCTTGAGGTTCATCCCCTCGGCCTTGGCAGAGCGGCGACCGGCCTCGTTGAGACCGCCCTTCTTGCTCTGCCCTGCCTTTCGCTGCCATGCTGGCGTCTTCATACGATGTTGACATCTCCCGGCTCTCGAGGCCGTCCACCCGGACCACCCGGTACCGGCGTAGGTGTCGGGCCACCGAGTCCAGCAGCGGCGACACCGGCGGTAGCCCTCGGCGAAAGTCTTGGCACCCTGCCGACGGCTCCTCCCAGAATTGCACCACCTCTCCGGCGACGAAAGCCGAACAGATCCTCGCCTTCCTGGTCGCCGTTATCTCCGAGCAGCTGCGCCTTCACTTCCGCTTGAGCGCGGTCTTGATGGATTCGCGAAACGCTTTCGCAGTCGGCGCACCCTTGCTGCCGGGCTTGCGCATCTTCTCGCCGCTACCGGCCTTGATGCGCTCGCGTTTAGCGTTGATGTTTGCGTATAAACCGGGACCAGGCATCTCGTTACCTCACGCTGCTTCGGGCAGTTTCGGCTTGCGCCGGACCTTCGCGCCACGCACGAACTCGACCTCGACCTTCGGCGGGGGCGGCGGCTCACAGTCGGGACACCGCACCCACCCGCCAGACCAGTCGGCCACCCAGCCGCTGCTGTTGCAGTTGAGGCAAGGCTTCCGCTCAGTCTCGGTCATGCCCCAAGTCTAACCCCCCGGCTACCGCTGCGGCAACTCGCCACGGATCAGCGGCAGGGCGTCCTCAAGGCGCATCACCACGAGCCACCCCTTCCCGTCACCCCGGCAGGCGACCACCGGGATGTCGCCGGGACCGGATGCACGGACGGCCTGCTCGACCCACTCGTGGACCGCGATGCCCTTCCTGCGTTTGACCTCCCACCGGAACTGGCCGGTCGTGATGTCGTCCCCGCCGTCACGGGCCTGCCCAATGTTGCGCCTGACCACCCAGCCGAGCTGGTCGCTCAGAATCTTGGCGAGCTCGTTCTCACCGGATGCGCCCTTACGCCTTTGACTTGCGCCCATTCGCTTTCCTCGGTTGGTACGCCTTTAGCCCGCGCCCAAGCAAACCCATGATGGTAGACACCGGAACCCCGAGCTCGCGGGCAAGTTCCTTATTCGTCGGCAGCGCCGCACGAGCGGCCTTTACATCGAGGACCCGCTGGTACTGCTCCATCGTCACCGATGGGGGCCTGCCTGCACTGCGCTTCACGACATCACCTCCACGAGCATGGCGAAAAACAGCAGGATGCCGAGGAGCACGATCGCAGCGTCCCGCAGCAGCCGGAAAAGACCGTCGAAGTCGGGCGGCTTCTCCATCACAGCACCAGCCAGACGGCGACCGCCACCACCGCGCAGATGACCACAGCGCGGGTCGCGAGCTCGGCCACGCGGTCCCCGATCACGACTGCACCCCTTCAAGCGTCTCGAGGTAGGCCTCGAAGTCTGGCGTCGGCTCGAAGGCGTCCAGGTCGTAGCTGAAGACGTCGCCGTCAGACCAAAACACCCAGAAGAGCTTGTCCTTGTAGACCCAGCAGCCCGCCGCGCTGACCTGACCACCTTGGTCGCGGATGAACACAAACCGCTTGTCCTTCTCGCGCGGGCAGGGGCGGCTCGTGAACATGATTTGCCCGCCCGCCTTGTTCTCGACGGTGCCGATTAGCATCGGCGGCTCAGATCCCCACGCCGTCGAAACCATCAGCACGGCCACGGCCAGCCACTTAGTCACGGTTTGCATCTTCGCTCTCCTCTACGGTGTCTTCTACGCGCTCGAGAAGGTCGTCGAGCTCCCATTCGGCCAGCTGCTCCTTCCCGTGCAGCACGCACCAGGCGGGGTCCATCCGGCGCAGGGCGTCGCGGACCTCGGTCAGCAGGGCGAGGCTCATTTGCTCCCCCTCGCACGGATGGCGTTGACGATTTCCTGCGCGTTGTTATCCGACGCGCACAGCCCGTAAACAATCGGGCAAATTGCCTCCCGCTCGGCCTCAACCGCTGCGGCAATCTCGCGCCGCCGGTTCACGCACAAGGGCTTCTGGCAGTCGGAACCGCAGGTGTGGATGTGCTCCGGCTCCGGCTCCGCGAGCGCGGCGTCGAGGGCGGCGATTTCGGCGCTGTAATCCGATTTCTCGCCGCTTGGCCTAATCGTTTTGTCCGCGTCTCTGAACGCCGCGTGTAATCTCCAGACCACAGCGCGGGGCAGGGTGATGTCGCTCACGGCTTCACCTCCCGCGCCCGCAGCATGGCGTCGGCAAGCGCATACGCAATTTCCGCGATGCCCTCAACTTGCCCCACGGAAATCTCGTCATTTACCGACGAGGTAACCCCCGCCAACGCCGCCATCGCGAACTCGTCGCGCAGCCGTTCCTTTTTCCCTCGCTCAACGTAGACTTCCATCAGCTTTTCGATGGTCACGGCTTTACCTCCTGCTTAGGTCCAGAACACTCGCCCTTAAACATCGCCTGGCACCGCCCGCCGCCGTCCAGGCAAGCGGGATACCTGCACCCGGCACGCTGCCCGCGCAACTGCTCGAGCTCGGCCTCGAGACGGTCGATCCGCGCCGAGTACGCCGCGCAGCGCAGCAGGGCAGACTCGCACTCCCGCCGCCACTCCTCCGGCGTGTGCTGCTGGGCCAGCCACGCCTTGTCCCAGTCGTCGAGTTCCATGTCCGTCTCCTGTGTGTGTCTACGGAATCAGGTTAACTCAATTTAAATTGATGTCAACTTATTTTCGCATGGCCTCTTGGACGCAGATCCAGATGATGCGGATGACCGCCCCGGCCAGCATCGCAAGCCAGACCGCAGCCAGTACGCCGAGGGCGATGTCGAGCTCAGACACGGGACCGCTCCCGCAGGCGACCGAGGCCGCGCTCGCCGAACAGGTGCCGGACCATCCCGGCAAGGTGCGGGTCGCCGATGACTTCCTTCGGGTCGGCGTCACGCAGCGCAGCTGCAGCCGCATCGCGCAGCCGGTCCCAGGCATCCCGGTCGGCTTCGCGGATGGTGAGGCGGGCGAGGTAGGCATCGCACAGTTTCAGCCGGTTGATGGGTGTCGGCTCCTGCTTGCCCCACACTCGAGCGGACCACTCGTCCTGTTCGGCGTGGCGGGCGATGTCGGCGGCTTTCTGCTTGTCGGTCTTCTCGACCTTCTCGCCGGGGCGCGGCGCGGCCTTCTTGATTTCGAACAGCCCTTGCCACTGGTTCGCGATGGACTGGTCCACGACCGCCGCTTGGTCAGCGCCGAAGCGGGCCAGTTTCATCTTCATCGCGTGTTCGCTGATCGGCTTGATGGGCTTGCGGATGGCCTTCCTGAAGGCGACCCATCTCTCCCATGATGCTTCATCGAGTTCGTTCATCGGTTCCTCCACCGTTGACCAACCGCACCTTGACGCGCTGCAGCCCGCTAACGCGCTGGGGTGTATTGGTTATTGGAAGTATTGGTTCTTGGATAGCATTGCGTTCGCTATGCGTTCGCATTGCGTCCGCATCCCATCGGCGCTTGGCAGCATCGGCCGCTTTCGCGCTTTTCTCCCGCATTTTCGCTATCTCGCGCTCGACCCGCTTGTGTTTCCACAGCTTGCCATCCCAGCGGAAGAACTCGTTGAGAACCCGCAGCACGGCCTGCTTCTCCGCCTGCGTCGAGGCGCGGCAGATGCCGTACACGAGGTCCTTGGGTATGCCGCGCTCGTTGGCGTAGTACCAGTCGAGCAGGAGCGTATATGCGCCGTGCTGGGCGAGGGTCAAATAACCCGCGTCCCGGGCGTAGTCACCGAGATGTCTTTGGTAGAAGTGCATGTTGTCCACTCATAGGTGAAACCCGATGCGTGGACTTGACGGTAGTACCTTCCCCTACTACCCTCTCGCCACGCTCCATCGTCAAGTGCAGCGTATGGCCACTCCCCCGGCCCGTCAAGGGGCCACCATAAAGGCTTGGTGGCCCCTTGTCGTTTCTGGCCTCCTCCACGGCCTCGCAGATCACCGCCGCCACGCCGCGCACCCACCGTCTACGCCGAGCCATCACCCGCGCCGTCTCGCGGCGACTCTCCAGGTGAGCCCGGTAGTAAGCCCGATGGTACGCAGCGCGACTCACGCGGCCTCGGGCTTCGGACGCAGACCGGCCTCGATCTTGCGAATCAGCCGCTTCATGCTGCGCGACTGCTCGCCGCTCTTGAGCTCGGCGACCACCTCGCCCGCGAGCTCGCGCAAGCGAACGTGCTCAGGCACCCCCACACGCGCCCACTTCGACACCGCCGCACGGGTCACCCCGTACTGGCGGGCCACGGCGCTCTGGTTGCCGTACTTCTTGACCAACTCCTCGATGGACATGGAACCTCCGTTGTTGACTCCCGTAAGCATGGCCTAAAAAAAAGATGCGTACAAGTGTTGACACGGCGAACGGGACGGGGTTAGGATTGCACCGTCGATACACACACACAGGGGAATTGACCATGCGATACCGACCCATCCCGTCCCATCTGCCCCCCGCCATCCGCTGGGGCATGACCGCAGGCCAGTGCCGCGCCGGTCGCGATCAGGCGATGCGCTTCGCCCGCCAGAACCCGAAGATGACGGCCTACGTCACGATGGCCCGCAACCAGCAGCGCATGATGCTGATGGCCCTGCGCATGGCCCGCGAGGTGCAGTCGTGAGCGGCTTGGATAAATTCGCACTCGCATGTCAGGCAGCGTTCTGGGACAGAATCCAGAACAATCAGCCGATCGCAGACGAGTACAACTTCGGCGACCAGTGGCGAGCATTGGTCGAGACCCGCACGATGGAGGCTGCTCGGGCCGCAGACTTCCGAGTACACCTCGCTCGACTTGGCGTGGACGATGATGGGGATGACGCTGACGCTCTCGACGAGATGCAGAAGCAAACCTTCTCCGTCATCCACGACCTGCAGCGCAAGGTGGCAGCATGAGCGCCTTCGACGTCGTATACGTCACGGTCGTGACCATCGGCATGACGTTGTTGTTCGGTGCCATCGTGGTGTGGATGTTCACCCGCCCTGCGCCGTGGAAGCGTCGGCGGGAGCGCCTGCCGAACCCCGCCTGGAGAGCCCGCGTCTACCAGCCCCACAAGTTCAGCCGCTGGTGGGTGTGATGGAAGACTGCGACCAGTGGTGGTACCACCAAGACCAACTCATGCAGGAGCTCGAGGAGCGAGAACGAATCGACGCCTGCAACCAAGCCCTCTCGAAGTACACACAGGAGACCCAAGATGAACCAGTCTGAATCCATCGCCGCCCTCGCCGCTGCCCTGTCCAAGGCGCAGGCCGACATCACCGGAGCCTTGAAGGACAGCGCCAACCCGTTCTTTAAGTCCAAGTACGCGGACCTCGCGTCCTGCTGGGACGCCTGCCGCAAGCAGCTCGCCGCCAACGACCTCGCCGTCATCCAGACGACCGAGATCGGCGAGACCGGGGCCATCCTCGTGACCACCCTCGCGCACTCGTCCGGGGAATGGATGCGCGGGTACCTGCCCATCCTGACCAAGGACGCCGGTCCGCAGGGGCAGGGCTCGGGCATCACCTACGCCCGCCGCTACGCCCTCGCCGCCATCGTCGGCCTCGCCCAGATCGACGACGACGCCGAGGCGGCGCAGGCCCGGGGCAAGCCCGAGGCCAAGCCCGACCCCGACCTTGCCAAGAAGGTGGCCGAGTGCCAGACCCTCGCCGACCTCACCGCCCTGTTCAAGGGCCTGACCGAGGCGCAGCGTCAGGCGTCCTCCGGCATCTTCGCCGCCCGCAAGAAGGAGCTCGGCTGATGGAGCAACGCACCCCCGAATGGTTCGCCAAGCGGCTCGGGCTCGTGACCGCCAGCCGGATAGCCGACGTCATGGCCAAGACCAAGACCGGCGCGTCGGCCTCCCGCAGCGGGTACATGGCCGAACTCCTGACGGAACGCCTCACGGGACAGCCCACGGAGGGCTATAAGAGCCCCGCCATGGACAGGGGCATCGAGCTAGAGCCCGTCGCCAGAGCCGCCTACGAGGCGCGAGAGGGCGTCCTCGTGGATGAGGTGGACTTCGTGCGCCACCCGCTCCTCGAGGCCGGGGCGTCCCCGGACGGGCTCGTTGGGGAGGACGGCTGCATCGAGATCAAGTGTCCGAACACCTCCACGATGCTCGAGTACATCGAGGACCGCTCCGTCCCCCGCAAGTACCTCCTGCAGATGCAGTGGCAGATGGCCTGCACAGGTCGCAACTGGTGCGACTTCGTGGCCTTCGATGACCGCCTGCCGGAGCATCTGCGGCTGCTCGTCATCCGGGTGCCGCGAGACGAGGGCGTCATCGCCGAGATTGCGGGCGAGGTCGGGCGGTTCCTGACCGAGCTGCGGGACCGGGTCGAGCACCTGCAGACGGTGCGCCTGTGACCCTCGTCACCGGGTACTTCATCCAGCGCGAGGGCTGGAAGGGGTGGGAGGACGTACCGGCGCACGTTCTGGAACACATCGGCCACAAGCCCAACCCCTACCTCGACATCAACCACGCACAGGCCGCGCTCGACGCAGCCGAGGCTTTCGGCGACGAGAGACACCGTCTCGTCGGTCGCCCCGTTTCCATCAACCAGGAGTAATCCATGCCCTTCGACCGTACCAACACCGGCACCCTTCGTCGCAACGACCGCAAGCAGAAGGACACCCACCCCGACTTCACCGGGGACCTGAACATCAACGGCACCGAGTTCTGGCTTTCGGGCTGGATCAAGACGGCAGGGGAGAACGCCAAGAACCCGGGCCAGAGGTTCTTCAGCCTCGCCGTGAAGCCGAAGGAGGCTCAGGCCCCGAAGACCATGGCCGAGCAGGAGCCCGAGAAGTTCCACGACGACGATATCCCGTTCTGAGGCGGGAGCGTAGATGAACCGCATCTTCCCCAAAGGCACCACCCCTGACCAGATCGCTTCGGCGATCTCGGTCATGGTGCGGTGGCTGGACCAGACCAAGTCCTGGAAGGTCACGCTGGAGGAGTTCAAGCCCCGGCGCTCGGACATGCAGAACGCCTTCCTCTGGGGCGTCGTCTACCCGTCCATCCTCGAGGGCGGCGGGGAGGCTCTGGCAGGCTGGCAGAAGGACGACCTGCACGAGTTCATGCTGGGCGAGCACTTCGGCTGGGAAACGCTCACGCTCGGCGGGAAGACCGTCCACAAGCCGGTGCGCCGCTCGTCCCGACTCAACAAGCAGGACTTTTCCGACTACCTCGAGTTCCTATCCCGCCGCGCCGCAGAGCTCGGCATCGTGATACCCGAACCGTCCTATGGAGACACACCATGACGCAGACCGAACAGATCCGCGCCCACCTACTATCGGGCCGCGATATCACCCCCCTCGAAGCCCTCGACCAGTACGGCTGCTTCCGGCTCGCCGCTCGGGTCTCAGACATCCGCGAGGAGGGCCACGACATCGAGACCATCATCGAGGAGCGGAACGGCAAGCGGTATGCCCGCTACCGGCTCGTCGGCCAGCTCGCGCTCGTATGAAGCGGCGTGACCTGCGCAAGGAAGCCCGGGGCCGGGGATGCACCGTGCGGCTCCCCGGCGTGTGCAACCACAACTCCGAGACGGTCGTCCTGGCACACATCCGCATGGCCGGGGTGTCCGGCATGGGGATGAAGGCCGACGACCTGCTCGGGGCTTGGGCCTGCTCGGCCTGCCACGATGCCATCGATCGCCGGTCCCACACCGAGCTCGAGCGCGACTATGTGCGGCTGGCCCACCTCGAGGGCATGGTCCGCACCATCGCGCAGTTACGCTCCGAGGACCTCGTCTGACTTACTTCGCCACCCAGCCGGTGTTGCCAGTGCCAGACTCCTTGACGTAGAGCGTGGTATTTGCGCCGCCGTCCGTTCGGGTGAACAGCGACCCGACCGGGGCGGTAACCGCGCCCTCCGGGGTGCCTGCTCCGGTTCGCCAGATAACCCCGCCGTTACCGGCAAAGTTCAGACCCTTGCCAGCGCCCTGCATCTTGATGTCGCCGCTCTCGACGCGGAAGTCGCCAGCCGCCTCGAACCGACCGCGATCCGTGCCGTTTGTCTGGAACATCAGGATGTTGTTCTCAGCGTTGCTGATTCGCAGTTCCGCACCGACCATGAAGATTTGACCGCCATCGGAGAAGGTGCGTCCGGTCGCATCGTTCTGCAACACGATGCCGCACAACGACGCCGCGCCGGAATCGACCACCAGCGACACGTTGAGCGCGCCCGGGTTGGTCGTTGCGCCGACTAACAGATGCCCGCCAGATGTCACGCGGACTTTCTCCGCACCGTTCGTCGAGATGCCGACCTCGTTGGCGGCAGGCAGGAACGCGCCATTCGCAGGCGCGACAGATCCGGTGACATTGGCGCTCGCCATCGACACCGCCCGACCGGCGGTGAGATTGGCGGCGGTGACCTTGACCGTGCTGCCGCCCTGCACGGTCGGCAGGGTCTCGGTCCCGGCCAGCGGGGTGCTGGCATCGGACAGTTGGGAAATCTTCTTGTCTGCCATTTTGAAGTCCTACCTTTAGTTGAGGGCAACCCAATCGGAATTGGTCAGGCCGGTCGCCTTGTACCACTTTCCGGCGACGGTATCCAAGAACTCCTGCCCGACGACGGATGGCGTCACCGATCCGGTCGGATTGCCAGAGCCGGTCCCGCCATACAGGAACGCCCCGGCAATCTTCGGCCCGGACACCGTTGACGACGGGAACCGCCCGGGGATGTAGTTGTAAATCGAGTTGGCATCTCCGCTGCCCGTGACCGTGATGCCCCAGGTCGGGCCGCTGGTGAAGTTCTTGAACTGGTACCAGTCGTTGATGCTGCTCACGCGAACATCAGGCGCATCGACGTAGATGTCCGACAGGATTGCCGTGTTGTAGGAGTTGTACTGGCAGGCTTTGCCCAGATACACGTCGGCGCCCATTTCGTGCTTGCAGTTGATCACGTTGATGATGGTGGAAATCGTATTGGTGGACGACGCATCGTAGTTGAAGAAGTGAGAGCAGTCCTCCGCTTGGCACGAGTCCAACGTCACGGTGTCGAGCGAAACAGCACCGATTGCCACAGCCTTGACGAAGGCTGTACCAGACAACGCATTACCAAAGAAGAAGCAGGTCGTCAGCTTGATAAAACCGCAGCGCCGCAGGTATACCCCGACGCAATTAGCGGCGCCGGTCAGGAAGTCACAGTTGGAAATGTTCCACGCATCCGCATTGGTCGTGTTGAAATATATTCCGTAAGTGTTGGTGCGGAATTCGCAGTCGCGCACCGCGCCAGGGTTGACGCCCCAATCGAAATAGACCGGCATGGCCCATGCGGTACCGTTCCCGGTCGGAGCGGTCGCGTTTGGAAGGAACCGGCAACCGACCGTGCCGGTGACGCCAGACAGAACGGTTCCGGTGATCGCTGCCCAGTTGGTCGTGCCGACGGTCCTGATCTCGTAGGCCGTTCCCTGCACGATGTCAGTAGCATTGGTCGAGAAGCCGGACCAGTAGTAGCCCGACGGCGCGTAGCCGTCACCACTTGGCGCCCAATCGTCGTTGACCAAAATGCCCATCTCGGCATTGAAGAAGTAGCAATTCTCGATGACGGGCGTGAAGATGAACTGCGGCGCATGGCCGTTGAAGACGATAAGCTTGCGGCCCGTCCCGTTCACGGTCTGCCCGGTAGTGACAGCCGTGCCGAAGCAGATGTCCCTGATGGTGACGTGGTCTGCCTTGGGAGGAATCGTGAGGATGTTGGTGTTGTTGGCGTCCAAGAAGATGTAGGACGGAGACTGGGTCTCCTCCGTGGTCGGCGAGCCTGTGTTGGTGTCGCCGGGGCCATCGCCCTCGATGGTCTGCCCGCCGAACAGCGTCGTCTGCCCGGTGACGCGGTACTTGCCTGCGGGGAACTTGATCTTGCCGCCCCAATAGGTCGAATACACCGCATGTCGGACAGCGGCGGTGCAATCCGTCGCGCCGTCAGCGACCGCGCCGAACCACTGCGGATATACCGCCTCGACGCTGCCCTTGCCGAAAAAGACCGCAGCGCCGGTCAGCGTGATTGTGCGCGAGGTCAGCAGCCCGTTGAACATGTTCAGCGCGACCTGTCCCACGCCGGTCACGCCGTAGTCGGCGGCGATCACGGTGCCGAGCGCAACGCCGGTACCCTCAACTGTCTGACCCGCCTGCACGAGGCTTGCCGATACGGTTCCGATGTTCAGCGCCACGCCGGAGATGTCCGATGTCGTCGTGACGGTGATGAGAGATGCGTTGAAGGCGCGATGCAGCCGGTCGCACATGAACGGGCCGTTGATGAACAGCCGCTTCTGCGACGACACGACGATGATGCCGGGGCGCTCCACGACGAGCGCGATGTTCTCCGGGATCGTAAGGTCATTGGTGACAGTGGCCGTGCCAGACACGACGAGGGTCACCTTGTTGGCTCCGATCGAGGACACCGCCACCGCAAGGTCGTTCCCGAAGTCGGCGACGTTCACCGACTGGCGCAACTTGTCCTGCACGTTGGTCAGGACAGCACCGACCCCGAGCGGCGCATACTGGACAGAGTCGGCATCCGTCGCTCCGCTGGTGGTCGCACCGGCGGCATAGGCATTACCAGAGCCGTCGAAGGCCAAATACTTGTTGGCACGAGCGAGCGAGGTCGGCAGCATCGAGGTCAATGCGCCATCGGAGGCCGGGAACTTCAACGATCTGGAAGACTCCTCGCCGAGCTGCTGCGCGATCATCGTCGCCTTGTCAAGCGCGGTCTCGAGCGATTCAGCCGGGAGCCGGTCGTTCGGCAGCAGGTCGGTCTCCTGCGTCGCCGCGATGTTGCGCCGGATGGTAACCGTCACCGCAGCAGCAGGGGCCACAAGCATCGTCACCGTCCCGCCAGCCTCGTTTCCAGCACCGCTCACCGTGTAGTTGGTGGTCAGCACCTGGACGGTCTCGGTCGTGCCGGAGCGCAGGATGACCTGCAGGTCGGCGGCTGCGAGGAAGTAGAACGGCACCGCAAAGGCGGTCGTCGAACCGTTGCCGGTATAACTGACCTTGCTGGTTGTGGATGAGACGGTCATTGGTTACCTCGCAGCGCCGGACATCATATCCTGCTGCGTCTGCATAAAATAGTCAATTTCGCCCTGAATGTCAGGGAACTCCTGCAGTACCTGCTCACGGGCAAGCTTTCGGTATTCGCCCACAATGGAGTCGATGATTT